CTCTCCCTGAGACAGTCCGAACAGTGCCAGATTCACCATTTATTAAACCTGATACGCTTAACTTCGATGCAGAATGATGCAGAAGTAAAACAGACGCCACGAGGGGTCGGGCTAATTGGCAGCACTGAGCCTAGAATCCACACGCCTTTACTGAATGCTCCGTCAAAAGCGCAAGAGGTAGCTGATCTAGCTACGAAGATTGGTTTGCCTCTTGTGCCTTGGCAACGCTGGGTATTAAATGACTTACTAGCTATAGATGATGCTGGATTATGGCGTAAAAAAACAGGTTTATTATTGGTAGCACGTCAAAATGGCAAGACACACCTGGCACGCATGTTGATCCTCAGCCATTTGTTCTTATGGGGTAGCAAAAACGTTTTAGGCATGTCATCTAACCGAAATATGGCATTAGATACATTTAGGCAAGTTGCATACACAATACAAGACAATGAATTCTTATTAAATCAAGTAAGACAGATTCGCTTGGCTAATGGACAAGAATCGATCACATTAAAGAATGGCGCACGTTATGAAATAGCAGCGGCCACCAGGGATGCGCCTCGTGGCAAATCCGTTGATGGATTACTTTACATTGATGAACTCCGTGAATGGACAGAAGAAGCTTATACAGCTGCACTGCCAGTAACACGTGCTGGACCTAACGCCATGACACTAATGACAAGTAACGCAGGTGATGGATTTAGTACAGTGCTAAATAATTTGGTAGAGCGTTGTAAATCTTATCCACCAGAGAATTTAGGCTATTACGAATACAGCGCCCCACAGCACTGCAAGATACATGATCGCAAGGCTTGGGCCATGGCTAATCCAGCATTAGGTTATTTGATAACTGAAGACACGTTAGAAGAATCTGTAAACACAAACAGTATAGAAGCTACACGTACAGAAATGTTATGCCAATGGGTAGATAGTGCAGTCAGTCCTTGGGTGTATGGATCTATTGAAGCATGTAGCGATAGCACGCTAGAAATCCCTGTCGGACCTATGACTATAATGGCCTTTGATATTGCACCTACAAGAAGATCAGGTGCTTTAATAATGGGCCAAATGAAAGATGGCAAAATAGCAGTTGGACTTGCACAGCTCTGGCATAGCGATATAGCAATAGATGAGATTAAAATGTCAAGTGATATAAATGAATGGGCCAAGAAGTATCACCCACACATAATCTGTTATGACAAGTACGCTACACAGTCAATAGCTACACGATTAGAGCAAAGCGGATGGCGCATGCAAGATGTATCAGGCCAAGCGTTTTACCAGGCATGCTCGGATCTATCCGATGCTATGGCTAACGGAAGAATGGTGCATAGTGGTCAGGCGGATTTAGTACAGCACCTAAACAACTGTGCAGCTAAAACTAGCGATGCAGGCTGGCGTATTATTAGGCGTAAATCCGCTGGAGATGTTACAGCTGCCATATCACTGGCCATGGTTGTAAGTCAATTAAATAGACCGCAACAAACCGCACAAATCTTTGTTTAATTTGCACCATTAGTCCGATTTATGGTATAAAGTATACATATGGGTCTATTGTCTGCTTTGGGTATAACCAAAAAAACTGAAAATCTACAAGCGCAATACGCCCCTGCCGTTATGGGTGATAGCATCATTGGATTTGGTTACAACACGTTTGGTGCAGGTCCTATGGATCGCACACTTGCAACACAAGTACCAGCTGTTAATCGATGCGCTAATTTAATTAAAGGTGTTATAGGATATTTACCATTAGAGCTGTACAAAAAATCTACAGGCGAAGAATTAGCTAAACCGCTTTGGTGCGAACAACCAGATATTAGACAACCACGATCCGTCACTATTTCATGGACTGTCGATAGCCTCATATTTTATGGCGTTGCATATTGGCGTGTTACAGAAGTTTATGCAGATGATTTAAGACCAGCACGTTTTGAATGGGTAAATAACACACGAGTAGTTGCACAATTAAATCCATTAGGTACAGAAGTTTTGTATTACACAATCGATAATGAAAAAGTACCAATGGTTGGCGTTGGTTCATTGGTTACATTCCAAGGATTAACACAAGGAGTATTACAAACTGCAGGGCGCACAATACAAGCTGCACTAGATATTGAGAAGGCCACAGCTGTAGCAGCACAAACACCTATGGCAACAGGATTCTTAAAAAACACTGGCGCAGATATGCCAGAAGCACAAGTACAAGGATTATTAGCAGCTTGGAAGCAGGCACGTCAAAATAGAAGCACAGCATATTTAACTAGCACATTATCTTACGAGGCTGTTGGATTTTCACCTAAAGACATGACCTATAATGAAAGTTCACAGTACCTTGCAACACAAATCGCACGAGCCATGAATGTACCTGCTTATTACATTTCTGCAGATATGAATAACAGCATGACCTACCAGAACATTATTGATGGCCGTAAAGAATTTGTTGCCTATTCACTACAGCCATATATTTGTGCCATTGAAGATCGCCTAAGCATGAACGATATAACTGCTAACGGCCATATTGTGCGTTTTAACATTAGCGAAACATTCTTGCGATCAGATGACAAGGCAAGACTAGAGACTATCGAGAAGATGCTAGCACTAGGACTTATTGACATTGAGCAAGCAAAAGAAATGGAAGACCTAACACCTAACGGAAACCAAAGTGGCGATGCTGAGTACATTAACAGCGCTAAAGGAGAAAATGCATGAGCGATATACAACAAGCCAATATACCTGCTAGCACAGTAAGTTTATTAGCGTCAGCTGCTAGAACAACAACAGCAGCGGGCACTGCCGTTACTGGTTTTGCTGCAGCAAGATTATTAGTTTTACAATTAAACGTAACTGCCGCAAGCGGTACTACGCCTTCACTTAGTGTTGCAGTACAAGACACAGTAGATGGCACTAACTGGAATACAATTACTACTTTTACTACAGCTACCGCAGTAACCAGAGAAGTAGTACGCCTAACCACTGCTTTTACAGATCGCTTACGAGTAATCTGGGTTGTAGAAGGCACAACCCCATCATTTACATTCGATGTTTTAACATGGGCGGATTCAAATTGATTCTTACATTTAGCAGCCAGATTGAGAGCGCCGATGGCGAGCGCAGAGTTATTGCTGGCAAAATTGTGCCATTTGAAACAGTTGGTAATACCAGCGTAGGTAAAGTTGTCTTTGCTAAAGGATCAATCGATGTAGGCGACCCAGGCAAGATCAAAATGCTGATGCAACATCAAAATGACAGACCTATTGGTCGCATGCAAAAATTTAATGAAGAACAAGATGGTATTTATGCCAGCTTTAAGATCAGCGCAAGCATGCAAGGATCAGATGCTTTAATGCTGGCCAGTGAGCAGCTTATCGATGGCCTATCTGTTGGTGTAGATGTACTTAAATCATCACAGAAAAAAGATTACATTTATGTAACTAAAGCAACCCTCAAAGAAGTAAGCCTGGTCGAATCACCAGCATTCACAGAAGCACAAGTAACTAAAGTTGCCGCTAGCGAAGGCGAAGCGGATGCAACAAATCAACCAACTACGGAAAGTGAGGCACAAGTGGACAACACCACCGAGCCAACAGCAGTACCAGTGGTAGAGGTTGCTCCAGTAGAGGCCGCACGCCCAACAATTAGTGCATCCTTCTACACAGAGCCTCGCTCACCAATCAGAACACAAGCACACATGCTTGAACACAGCATCAAAGCAAAATTAGGTAATCACGAATCAGCAACATGGGTAATGAAAGCAGAAGCAGATGTAGCAAAACACCTAACCGCTGCAGATGATTCATTTACTACCAACCCAGCATTTAGTCCAACACAGTTTGTGCCAACAGTAGTTGATACACTTATTGGATCACGCCCAGCAGTAGACGCAATCGGTTCACGTGCGCTACCAGCTGCAGGTATGACAATTTCAGTACCTAAGATCACTACTTCAGGTACAGTTGCAGAAACAGCCGAAGCAGGAGGCCCTTCAGAAACAGGTATCGTATCTTCATACGTAAACCTAACTGTTAAGAAGTATGCTGGATTACAACGCTACAGCTTAGAAATTCTAGAAAGATCTTCACCAGAATTCTTTGCAGCCATGATTGATAACATGACACGTGCGTACAACAAAGCAACAGACGCAGCAGTTATCGCAGCTTTAACAGCAGGCGGCACACAAGCTACTGGAGTTGCAGCAGATTCAGCAGGAATCATTTCCTACGTATCAACACAAGCACCAGCCGCTTACCTTGCAACAGGTGAGTTAGCAACACGTTACATCGCTGGTACTTCACAGTGGTCATTACTATTAGGCGCAACAGATACAACTGGTCGCCCAATTTACAATGCTGCTAATCCAATGAACAATGCAGGAGTATCTGCACCAACTTCACTACGTGGAAACGTACTTGGCTTAGATCTATACGTAGATCCAAACGCAGTATCTACAACTATTGATGAATCAGCATTTATTGTTGTACCTTCATCAGTATCAATTTACGAATCACCAATCCTACGACTATCTGTAAATCAGCCAGCAACTGGCGAAATTGAAACAGCACTATATGGCTACATGGCCGTTGGTGTATTGGTCGCTGGTGGCGTTCGCCGCTTCAACCTAAGCTAATAACTTAGCAATTCAATAATCCTCTGGGGTTTAGTAGCCCTAGCCCCAGGGGAGCTTTTAAGAGAGGACAGCATGCCAGCCACAATGGTGACAGTAGCCGAGTTGCGCAGCAACTTAGGTATTGGCAGTTTATACAGTGATTCAACTGTAGAAGAGTGCTGTCAATCAGCGGAAGATTTAATCAATCAATATCTTTGGCAAAATGATGTCCCTGTAGTGGGATCATCTATTAACAACAACGTTGCGACTTTAGTATTAGCAAGCCCTGGCATATTTGTTACAGGTCAATCAATAACAGTAAGTGCTTCAGGTGCAACATATAATGGCACATACACAATTACTGGATCATTTCCTGGTACAACAGTACCCGCCTCAATAGGCACAATGTTTTGGAGTACATACGCATTAAGTTCATACCCTAATGGTTATAGTTTTGTTCAATACGCAAAGACAGCTGCAAACGACCCATATCATTTAATTAGACCATACGGCAAAGCCGCTGGCCCAGACACCAAGACACAGGCTTACACTGCGACCCCTGCCATCAGAGAAGCTGCGATGATCGTAGCTGTAGACATCTGGCAAGCACGTCAAGTTAGCCAGACTGGTGGGGTAGGTATGGATGGGATCTCTGCAAGCCCATATCGGATGGGTTATCAGCTGATCAACAGAGTGCGGGGTCTCATCCAGCCGTATTCAAATCCTAATTCATTGGTTGGCTAATGGCCGCAATAAGTACTCTACGTGGCACGCTAGCAACAGCACTTACAAATAATGGAGTTTGGTCAACCTTTAGTTTTCCTCCCAGCACACTTTTAGCAAACAGCGTTTCGGTCACTCCTTCAGATCCTTACATTATTCCGAACAATAACAGCCAGACAGGTATCTCACCGCTGGCTAATTTTAAGATTCTTATAACCACACCTGCATTTGATAACCAAGGCAACTTGCTAGGCATGGAAGATTTTATTGTGGCAGTAGTAACTAAACTAGCGGCATCGACCCTGGTTTACAACATATCAAGTGTCTCCGCTCCAGCTATAACTAATGCAGCTAGTGGAGATTTATTAACATCAGAAATAACTGTATCAATCCTA